TCATCCTTAACATAGGCACTGACAGAGACTTCCCACTTGTCAGTCGCAAACTTAAAGTCTCGGTTAACTGCTGCAGCCCAATCTTGGGTGGATATCTTACCTTCCAACTTATCAGACTCATCATGCAAGTATGCAAGGAGAGATACAAGCTCGCGCTGTTTCAAACTGTCGAGCGAATACAAAGTGATGTAAACACTAGGCTTAGACAGGTATGCTTCAACGCGTACACTACCAAGATCACCGATGATATACATCATAGGAGCTAACAGCTTCTCTAACATGGTGCGAGTCTTACCAGACTTAAGTAATGCGCGTCTTACTTTGATGTCGCGGATAGTTGCATCAAGAGAAGCGACAGCAGTGCCGATTACATCGGCGGCGGATTTGATGTTCATTACGAACTCCTTATCTAGGTTTACTCGTGCACAATTGCATCGAGTGATTATGTTATACATGATAGGTGGGCATATGTAAAGTAATATGGGGACTATATCGACCCCCACACCCCCCTTTTCGCATTAGGTACCATCGCGCCCCTCTACACCAAGAGATACACAAACGACACCCCTACTTTCCAAAATCCAGACTACATTTATTATTACTTGTCCTCGTACAAACTCCACAAAACTCAGCCCTCGACCTTAACATCACTATCATTAAATATATTCATACCCCACCCCCATACGATTGAAATCACCACTTATAGCACTCCCATCTGCAAAACACCCCCCGGGTAGGAGTCCCAACCTCCCCTATTGCAAAAAAAATATTCGTGTTATAGTTGGCAAATTCCATAGGCCACAGAACGCTTATATGAATGTGATTGTCCCAAACATCGATGAAGATATTCCTCTACCAGCTTCAGCCTTTGAAGCTATGCCGCAGCTTTCGCCCCACGAAGAACTAGAAATGCGGGCGCGCACTATTAAGTTAGTAGCCGACCTAAACGACACCCCAATAGAACCAACTCCAGAACACATGGAGACTGCCCGAGAAGTGGCAAAGCAGATGATGACGAACCCAGCGCATCGCCCTGAGTTCGCAAAGTACCCCAATGAGGTAATGGCTTATCTAGCAGGTATGGTTGCGCAGTCCAACTGCATGATCGTAGAAGAGTTATCTGATTTAAAACTATACGTAGTTAATAAATTGGTATCTGAGATAGAGAATGCTAAAGACGCCAAGGCAAGGATTGCCGCTATATCTAAATTAGGTGAAGTAGATGGCGTCGATGCATTTAAGAAGCGTACAGAGATGACTGTAAAGATACAGCCTATTGAGGAAGTCGAGAAAGAATTGCTACAAACCCTAGAGACTTTGCAAGAACAAGTGCTGGAAGTTGAGTTTAGGGAATCAAATAGTGAGTAATCTAACCTCAGAAGACATTTTTAAACTCAAAGAAGCCCTGCCAACCATGCCTGATAAGCAGAAACGGCGTGTAGCAGAGCTTTTAAAGCGGTATCAGTCCGATGTAGCGCAGAAAATGGGGCGGGAATCGTTCCTAGACTTTGTAAAACATGTATATCCGGGCTATAAAGTGGGGCCACACCACTATAAATTGGCAAGAATCTTTGAAGAAATAGCCGCTGGCAAGAAAAAACGGGTGATTGTGAACATCGCCCCACGTCACGGCAAGTCAGAACTCATATCTTATCTAGCACCAGCGTGGTTTCTGGGCAAATACCCCCAGAAAAAGGTCATTATGGCCTCCCACACGGCGGATTTAGCGGTTCAGTTCGGTCGTAGGGTGCGAAATTTGGTTGGATCGGAGGCATATCGTGACATTTTTCCGCAGATTGAGCTTCAATCGGACTCGAAATCGGCGTCAAGGTGGGGTACTAACTTTAGTGGAGAGTATTTCGCCATCGGTGTGGGTGGTGCTTTGGCTGGTCGCGGCGCTGACCTTTTCATCATTGACGATCCACATTCTGAACAAGAAGCCAAGCTCGGAAGACCTGAAGTGTTTCTACCAGCATGGGAATGGTTTCAGAGCGGGCCTATCCAGCGTCTCATGCCGGGCGGCGCAATTATTGTAGTAATGACACGGTGGAGCAAACTTGATCTTACTGGACAAATTGTTACGCAAATGGAGCGCATTGAGGGAGTTGACGAGTGGGAAGTCGTCCAGTTCCCCGCCATTACCGAAGAAGAACAACCTCTCTGGCCCGAATTTTGGTCGATTGAAGAGCTGTTGGCGAAAAAGGCATCACTGGATATTCGATACTGGAATGCACAGTACATGCAAGAGCCAACGTCGGAAGAAGGAGCCTTAATTAAGAAGGAGTGGTGGAAGGTTTGGGAAGAAGATGACCCACCGCACTGCGAATTTATCATTATGGCATTAGATGCCGCACAAGAAGCTAATAACCGAGCCGACTTTAATGCGCTGACAACATGGGGCGTCTTCTACAACGAGGAGACTAAAAACCACGCTATCATCCTATTAAATAGTATTAAGAAACGACTAGAATATCCCGACCTAAAAGAGTTAGTATTAGAAGAATATAAAGAGTGGCAACCTGACGCGTTTATCGTGGAGAAAAAGTCTTCTGGGTCAGTGCTGTTCCAAGAGTTTAGGCGGATGGGCATACCTGTGTCTGAGTTCACGCCGGGTAAAGGTCAAGATAAGGTCAGTCGAGTTAACGCTGTATCTGACTTGTTCCGTTCGGGCATTGTGTGGGCACCATACAAGCGTTGGGCGTTAGAGGTGGTTGAGGAGTGCAATGACTTCCCGTCGGGTATGAACGATGACTTGGTTGACTCAACAACACTAGCGTTACTTCGTTTTAGGCAAGGGGGCTTTATTAAGCTGCCGAGCGACGAGCCAGAAGAGATTAAGTTATTTAGACGCCGCCGCACTGCGGCTTACTACTAGGTGGATTATGGACTACGACACTATATTAAATACAGTAGGCGAAGAGCCAGAACACATGTACAAGACAGAGCGCGGCTCTACGTACGCTCATTATAAAGATAACACTACTGTTCGCAATAGAAGTGGGGCGGCACACAAAGATAAATCTGAAGGGTTGCAGCCAAGGTCGGGTAGAACAGTTTACATGGACCCAGATGATATAAACAAAATGGCGGGGATGCATCAAAACGCTGAACTTTCTACTACTTTTAAACCATCGTCATACGACAAAGAAACAAAAACAGGAAAAGTTGCATTAACCCACGTAGAAGATTATGGCCCAAAGAAAGCTGGCACTGTAATACATGAAGCACCTTTTACTACTAAACCAGCGGTTGGTTTAGCTCCTGTAGAGATATATAGAAGTGAAAGCCCTAAAGGTGATTCTGGTAGAGGCATACATTGGGGTACTAGGATTACTGAAATTCGTGGGGGCGGTAGGGGTGAAGGTACTGGAGCAGGTAGTTTATTGCGCCAAATGAACCCACAAAAACTTTATGCTAAAGGCGGCAGCGTAACTATGCCGCAAGAATATTCAACAGGTAGTTGGAAACTAATATGAGCAACTTTACCTGCATGTACTACGAGAAGGCAATGCCGCGTGAGTTCTGTAACTATGTTAAAAGCTCTATTGATTGGTCTGTAGCGAAGGACGCCACAATATATAAAGACACAGGCGCGGAAGTAACTAAGGTATTACGCAGGGCAAGTATTGTGTCAGAAGACTTAATGTCACCGTTGGGTTCAGTGTGTAAGAACTATTTAGTAGACGGCAATGTGAAGGGGCAGTGGACAGGCTCTATATGTAACTTCGACGTGGTTCAAGTGATTAGGTACGGCGAGGGCGGGCACTACATGTGGCACAACGACGTGCTACCCCCACAAAACGGCATGGTTAGAGCAGTGTCACTTGTGATGCTATTGAACGACCCCTCAGAGTTTGAGGGCGGGCTGCTACAGATTAAAGACAAGAGCGACAACCTCCTTAAAAACAAGGGGGACATAGTTGTGTTCGATGCAAAAGCCGAACACCGTGTAACACCGGTAACAAGCGGAGTTAGATATACCGCCGTGTGCTGGGCATATAAATACTATGAGGAATAAAGATGACTAGAGATGAATATGAAAAATTGCCGCCGTATATAAAAAGAAATCTAGAATCCGAAGGCGTATACCCAGAAGCGCTTGAAAAAGTGCCGCCAAAAGGTCAACCATATACAAATATGGGGGTAATGAATTCACCTGAATACAGTATGCCGCTAGGTGGAGGTACACAAGGAGTTACTTTTCGCCCAGAAGACCCAGAATTACCTACTAGTGATCGTTCGTCCTTTAGGGTGTATAACAAAAGACAAATAGAACGCGATCCAAAAGAAGCGTTTGTAACTCGCGCCCATGAAGCAGAACACGCGTTATCAGGTCAAGGTAGAGGTGCGTCGGCATATATAAACGGTATATTTGATGATTTGGTAGGTAACGAGGGCACAGATAGAGGTGTTATTGTAGACCGTTTAATAAAAAATTCTGATTACTTAGTAAAGAATTGGGGTTTAAGTTCTACAGACGCAAAAAAAGGGTATTTTTCACCTTTAGTTTATGAAGCTACCCGTAGACCTTACAACATGCTGTACGAACAATTTGCTACGTTATCCGCGTTAGAACAACAAACAGGTAAACGATTAACAGCAGACCCATACGTACGTAAACATATATTAAAAACCCCCGCTGAACGTGAAGCATACGAAGCGGTAACGGGGTTACGTCAGACTAGACTTGACGCAAAAGACCCAGCCCCATACACCCGTATGCCCGGCTCCACAGCCACTAAAGAAGACCCAGATGATCCGGGGTTTATGGCAAAAATAAAATCTATGCTTGGGCTACGCCAAAGCGAAATTAAAAAATAAGGAATAAATATGAGCATCGAAAAAGGTTTGTATGCTGCCCCGCAGGGCATCATGGAAGATCAACCTGATCTGGAGATTGAGATTGAAGACCCAGAATTGGTTACGCTTAGAACCGACGGTTTAGAAATAGAAATAGACCCAGACGGTGAAGAAGACGAGTTTGAAGATAACTTAGCTGAATACATGCCAGAGAACGAGTTGTCTCTCTTGGCTGGCGAGTTAATTGATGCGTATGAAGATGACGTCTCTAGCCGTAAAGATTGGATACAAACGTATGTAGACGGCCTTGATCTACTGGGGATGAAGCTTGAAGAACGAACAGAACCTTGGGCTGGCGCTTGTGGTGTTACGCATCCCTTACTCTCTGAGGCGCTTGTTAAGTTCCAATCCGAAACAATTATGGAGACTTTTCCAGCGGCGGGGCCTGTCAAAACGAAGATCATTGGTAAAGAGACACCGGAGAAAAAAGAGGCAGCGGAACGCGTTCAGCAGGATATGAACTTCCGTTTAACAGAAGAAATGCCTGAGTATCGTCCTGAACATGAGCGCATGTTGTGGGGCTTGGGTCTGTCTGGTAATGCGTTTAAAAAGGTGTACTACGATCCATCGATGGGTCGGCAAACGTCTATATTTGTTCCAGCAGAAGATGTAGTAGTACCTTATGGCGCGTCTAGTTTAAAGACAGCAGAACGTGTAACACACGTTATGAGGAAGACAGAGAATGAACTACGAAAGTTACAAGTCGCGGGTTTTTACAGAGATATTGATCTCGGCGACCCAGTTAACACTATCGAAGAGATTGAAAAGAAGATTGCAGAAAAGCTTGGGTTCAGGGCGACGTCGGACGACCGCTATCGGATTCTTGAAATGCACGTCGATATTGACCTACCCGGTTATGAAGATGTTGACGAGGATGGCGAAGAGACAGGTATCGCGCTGCCGTACATTATCACTATTGAAAAGAACACCCAAAAGGTATTGTCTATAAGACGTAACTGGCGTCCAGATGACAAGCTAAAACTTAAACGCAATCACTTCGTACACTATGGCTACATTCCGGGCTTTGGGTTCTACTACTTCGGCCTCATTCATCTTATCGGAGCTTTTGCAAAGTCAGGCACATCCATTCTGCGTCAATTGGTTGATGCAGGAACCCTCTCGAACCTTCCGGGCGGGCTTAAATCTAGAGG